TACGAACAAACCAGTTAATTTGTATTGTACTAACTTTTCTAAGTTATCATCTACAATATCAAGAGTAGCATAACTGCTATCGTCTGGTACAGGGTTAGCATTATAACGTCTAGTAGGATTACCATTTACAGCTCTTACATCAACGTTAGAAGCCACTTCTTCTAGTCTTTCCTCAAACCACCTCTTTAAATAAAGTACTTGATCGGTGTAGAATGTTAATTCCCATTGTTTGCTATCACCGAAGTCTCTGGTACCAGTTGAATGTACTTCTGCACCAAAATACCTTACTGAAGCAATAGCTGCCTTTTTATTAGGTATAGAAACGTTTTTAATATATACTAGATCTTCTTCAGTTAAAGAACTACCATTTATTACTAATGAAGAAACCCTGGCTTGGAAATCTCTTGAAAATCCGCGCTGGGTTGCTGTCGAATAGAATAAGGATAGATCTTGGGACATATTAATATTTATTGTAAGGTTACACTTTATTTACCTCTTATAGACCTACTAGCATAGCGTAGAGCATTAGCAGTATTGCCTACTCCACGTGCTACTTTAGTTATAGAATTCAAAGCCCCTAATAATGTTAAACCAGGTTTAGCAGGGTTTAAACCGCTTGTACCGTTTGCTGCAGCTTTATTGAATTTATCGGTTTTTTTAGTATAAGAAACCATATCTGGGGTTTCAAACGAGTCATCCATTTCAAAGTACTGATATGCAAACGTTACTTTAAACTTTGCTACTTCTGTACCTGCATCTGAAATATTATAAGCTATAGGTTCTATATATGTAGGGAATAGACCGTATAAAGTATATACTTTTGATATAAGCAAGGATTGAGAAGCGCCTTCATTGCTACCTGCTACATATGCATCTGCTAATAAATTGAGCTTTAAGTTTGTCTTTGCGAAGTCGATATCTGAAGTCGAATTAGTGCTATTATCGTAAAGCACCTTACTCCAAACTTCAAACAATGATCTTAATATATTGTAATTGTCTGATATAAACTCAACACTCCAATTTTCATTATCAGAGTATACTACATTAGTCGGTACTACAAATTCAAATGCCTTATAAGGTACTTTTGCTATGCTTATTTTACGAGTAGGAACACTAGCTGATTGTACGTATAAATTATAATCTTCAAAGTTATCCACATAAGTCTGAACATCGGTAGGTAACGGAGATATACTCTCTACTTGAAAGTTATATTTTTTATTAAAACCGTATTCTAAAGCGGTTTTATAAAATTGATTTACTTCAGGCCGTGTTTGTGGCATAATAATACTTAAGGCTAATATAACAAAAAAACCTGACTTTTCAGCCAGGTTTGTAATATAATTATATACTAAATCTTATTCGTGTCTCCAATAGTGATAAGCTAATGCAGCAGTAAAGGATAAAGGTGCACCTGTACCAGCTACGTTATAATCAACAGTTCCGAGCTTCTGGATATATGCTCCGTAAAGCTTGTATGTATTGAGAACATTTAATTTGTCATCAATAAGATTGAGCTGAATGATAGATTCAGTACCTCTTACAGACAAGTCTCCTGTACTAGAAGCATCATCGAATACTTGATTGATCTGCCAATCTTCAAGCTTTTTACGAATAATACCACCCTTATCGTTACGGAATGTTACGTTCCAAGCATTGCTACCTGGATACTTTACAGTGCCAGGGAAGTTGAAATCTAATCCCATATACGTAGCAGTTTGATTAGTGATGTCTCTTGAAGGTAGTTGAGTTGTTGTAATATAAACGAAATCATCTTCGTTTAATGTATCGTTACCTAAAGATACAACACGTAGCATATAATCTCTTGCGAAATCTCTTTGCTGTGCTACGCGAAAGAAGTCTTGTATAGTTTGTGACATATTAAATATTTATGTTAAGGTTATTGTAATAACTCGTTGAAGTTTTGAGATGTCTTAGTAGCATAGAAGTTTACTAAGATAAACTCTGCTGTACGAACTGGCTTAATGTAGATATCTACAACTAGCGAGTTATCATCTACAACACTTGGTGTGTTATTAGTATTGTTACATACGATTAAGTAGTCGTATAAACCTTGTGTATTCTTTGCTAAGTCGAATACTGGCTTAATTGTATTAACTAAGCGGTTCTGTGTAAATGTCGTGTTAGGTTCAAATACGAAGAACTTTGTAGTATTGAGTACTGACTTTTCTAAGAACAAGAATAAACGACGTACATTAATACGATCAAATGCGCTTGGAGCTTGTAATAATGTCTTTTGACCGTAGATCGTGAACCCTTCATTTGGGAAGTTTACTACTGGGTTAACAGCAATCTTATAAAGTAAGTCGCGTTGTTTCTGTTGTGGGTTGATTGCAATATCTGTAATACCAGTTATTGCACCACGATTTAAACCAGCAGGTGCACCCCAAGGATAAGCTACTGCATCGTTAGCTGCAAATGCTGCTGCAGCATATGCTGAGAATGGCATCCAGATTGGTTGACTTGTAAACTGGTCAACTAGTTGTACCCAGTTACCATAAGTTGCAGCATAACTCGAGTTAATACCGCTATAAAGGTTGTTTAATGGCCAGTAAATGGCTTGTGAGAAGTTAAGACTCTTATTGGTTAATGTCTTATAATTTGCACCTTGTACAAATACACTACGTAATGGGTCTGAAATAAACAAGCAATCTTTACGTACATTTGTTGTAAATTGTACGAATTGTTGTGTTACTTGATTCCAAGTTGAAAGAATATTTGTTGAATCATTACCAAATGCAAATGTACCGTCAGAAGTTGTTAGGTAGTTGTTTGCGCTCTGTATTTGAGAGTTGAATAACGAACTTTCAAATATACCAGTTGTGTTTACTGTAGATAACGAGTAAGCAGCAATCGTTGAAAGACCTGCATCAGCTACAACATCGATGTTATATACATCAGCGTTAGCAGCAAGATTTAATGCAGTTTGTAATTTACCTGTAACATTACCAATAACTTTATTAGTTGTTGTGTTTAAGGAAGGTGAATATACACCTAATGGGTATAGATTATCTGCAGCAAAGTAGCCTGTTGCACCACCAGATAGTGATGAAGTAGCACTATAAATTGACTGCGTGATAATTCTTACACTCTTAACTGCATTACCGTTAGCATCTAACCAAGCAGTGTTGTTTGAAATGTTTGGATTTACAAGAACGGAAATGTTAGCTGATTTATTATTAACTACGTTTTGTACGAAGTCATTTTGAGGAGCACCACCGTTTACGTCTTGTATTGTTCTGTTAGAGTAGAACGAAGTAGCATAACCTTCTGCAAGGTTATAAGTTAATTGATATGGGTTAGTACCAAATGGAGATGTTCTGACTTTGAATACTGAAAGAATACCTAAGTCGTTGAAACCACCATTACCAAATACTGAAATATCATACTGTGGAATGTTTTCAATTACTTGTGAAATACTACCAGAATTGTCTGTATAAACTGAACTTAATTGGAAGCTTCCTGCATAACGAGTAGCAGGTACTGTTGTATAAGTTGCAGCTGCACCTAAACCGTTATCTTGTGCAATACTATAAAGATTGTTTGCAGCAGTGAAGTTTGTATTTGGGTTTAAGTTAGTGTTATCAGCTAAGTTAACGTAAAGACCTTCAAACTTTTCATTGATTGTTGTTTGAGCTTCGTTAATAACTACCATACCGATACCAGGTAAGTTTAAGCTTGAAAGAGCGTTAATAGCACTTAAACCTGAACCGTTATATGCACCAACTGTTGACCAACTTACACCGTTTTGTTTTAATGAATTGTAATCACTTTGACTTAATTCAATAAGTGTTGGTTGTGCAAAGAAGTATGTGCTTGCTGTCGAAAGAGCTTGTGCTGAAGCTGCTGGAGCTGCTAAAGCTGTATTAATTGCAGAAGCCTGTAAAGCTAAAGTAGATAGTGCTGTTGTTCCTAAACTTGCAGCAATAACTGGGTAAACTAATGCTGTATATACGTTGGAGTTATAACCATTACCTAAACCAGTACCATAAGGTAAACGATAAACACTTACTTGTGCGTTTGTACCTGAACTAAAAACTTGCTGTACGGAATAATAAAGATAGCGTTCTGCAGCATTTGTTGGCGTACCAAATATGTTTGCGAAGTCTTGATTAGTCGTAATATTAATGATTTCGGAAGCAGGTCCTTGTGCAGCAAATCCTGCCATAAATATGCTCGTTCCGTTTGGCGTATTAGCTGTTGTGCTGATATCGATTTCATTAATCTGTACTCCTGGTGATTGGATTTGACGTAAAGTAGCCATAGTAGTATTATACTATTATTTAGGCAATTTCGAAATGAAACCTCAACAAATTAAAGTAATTCTGCAATTACCTGGCTGAATGAGAATGTAAAAGAAGACTCCAACTGCTCAGCATCTCTATAGTTATAGGTTATTCCAGTTAACTTAGTTATAAATGCTTTAGTATAATTCCATTGGATTTTTCTATTGTTGTATTCATCCAACCCATACACTGTTATAGTCGTCTGATACGGCTGTAAATTGGTATTAGTAGTGTATTGAGTTAAACCTGAAGTATTATTAAAGCCAAACTGAGTTAAATTGTCAGGATCAAGAGTACTTGTTTGTACACCGTTTATATAATCTAACCATTTCCAAAGCACCCACCAGTTATTGAATCCGTTATCTACCGTAAAATTAACCGTTACATCTTCGTATTTTTCACGTTTACCGGTAGTTAGATTTAAAGACTGACCTGCATAAGGTAAGTTAGTTCCTAAAATATTAGTACTCGGTACAACAGTACCATAGACTGAATACTGCAAAGAGTCTAATACAACATTATTAGTATTTCTATCAACAGTACTGAACGTGTTTATTTTTTTAAGAGGATCAGGTAAATTCAATACTAATACGAATTTATCTTTTCTACTCTTATTAAGAATAGACTGTTGATTAATAACGTCGCTCATTTTTAATCAAAACGTTTTAATGCTTTTTCAAAAATACTACTAAACCCGTTATTTTCTGCATAATAACTTCTAGTGCGAGGTTTAGTTTCTATACCGCTTGTACGAGTAACTATATTAGGCAGGTTTGGTTCTACTGTAGGAATTACTTTTGAAACTTCAGGTGGGGCTATAATTTTAGTATAATTATTCACATACCCCTGAGATTCTTTTTCAGTAGGTATTTTTGCATATGCGTACAATTTACCGTCAATATTACCAATATTAATAGTAGTACTACTACCCTGTCTCTTAATTTCAAAGTTGCTTGTTTGAGCATCTTTATCCGATAAAGTATTCACTAAATTCTTAAACCGCACTCTTTCACTTATGTCTAATATCGATAAGAATTTTATTGTTAATTCAATTTCTTTACGTTCTGCATCACTCATTTCGGTTTCTTCTTCTTTGAAGAACTCGGGCTGGTCCGCTTGTTGTTGAATTGTTTTAAGGTGTAAAGGCATAAAGAAATGATCTAAGCTTGCCTTTTTAAACTTGTTCGGTCTATTGGTTGTGTTAATACCGTTTCTCTTTGCAATCTCTAAATTATCGTTTTCATTATTTCTTAATAAGCTAATGAGCAGCGGCATTTCTGATATTTTAATAACCAGCTCAGGTATTGGCGCAATAGACGAGAATACTAACCATTGATTTTGAGAATAAAATAAAGTTACACTATCAGTACCAGCAGGGTTACTAATAATAATTTTTTGATCTGGAACTGGAGTTGGGTTATCAAGTAGCTTCTGTAGTTGTGCAAGCTTGTCTTCTTCTGGTATTAATTCTTTAAACGCTGCAGCTGCATCTTTTCTGTTTAACGTCCAGACCTTTCTATCTTTAAATATACCAGACTTTCCTCGAGCGTTAATTGCATCAATTAACTTACTAACATCAAATACGACAATAGAGATATCTCTTTCTGATCTCTTTTGATCTGTTTTGTAAGCACTCCAGACACCATTTATATTAGCAATAGTTACAGACTGGTCTTTAGTAGATGTAGTAATCAATATTGCTTCGTCTGCTTCTAAATCTCTTTTTACTGTGTTAGTAATTTGACTTAATATATTTTGTGGAATCAAACTTCCATTAATACTTGTTAAAGGTAGTATGCCGTTTTCCTGAGCTTCTATAGTTTTAAGTAAAGCAGCAAGATTAGGAACAACAAATTCTTTTTTAACATCTCTTTCAATTTTTCCACCACCCATACGTGTCACTAAGCGAGTCGCAAAACTAGGATTCTCTATATCTTTAATTGCTTTTTGTTGCAATGCGTTTACACCACTAGCAATAGCATTTTTAGTCTTTTGCCACCGTCCAGGCTGAGCTGAAGCTGCTGGTGTTGTAGTGTCAGATGTTGCTTCGAAAAATGTTATAAAGTTATCAGCCATCGTATTACTTACTTAAATAGTACTGTCTTGCAGCTGGGTCATAGCCAATAGATATACCACTCGTGCTTAATCCGCGTGGTTCTTTATTAACTTTATCCATATTAAGGTTATAAAATCTAGCTATAGCGTGAGCTGTTTGTACTGGTAAATACGTTCTACCGGTAGTTTTCTTTTTAAGATTCTCTATTTCATGGAATGGGGTTTCCATATCAGTATGCACTTTGGCTACTAGTTTAGCAGACTTACCATCCGATTTAACTAGTTTACTAACACCTGCATCAAGCTTTTGATGATGAGGTCCTCTGCTACCTTTACCGGTTCCGCCCATACCCGGTAAACCCATAAACGATTTAAATGTTTCTTGACTGAGAGAAAGCTCTTTATCTATTTTGTCGTTTACGCCTTTTATTAAACGTTCAACGTCTCCTGAACGTCTTAATTCTTTAAATGCTAAGTTCTCCAATGAAAATTCACCAGATTTTTCTAACCCGGCTTGTCTTGCTTTTAAAATCTTTTCTTTTACTGTTTCTGCACACTCTAAATCGCATTTTTCACTTAATGCATAGTCAATTAGCTCTTTCCAGGATTGTACCTTAGCTAATAATACTTTCTTATCAATAGGTGCATGTTTAGTAGGTTTAACTAACCATTCATCATGTTTAATTGAATATACACCAGTAGAGTGATGGGGTTCTGTCTTGTCTTGTATATATGTCTCAACATCATAACCTTTTATCTTAATATTGTGAGAACTATTCCATACGGACTTTTTAGCTTTAAAATAATCTTTAAGCAAGTCTTTATCAATTTTGTAATCGTTAAAATCAGTAATAATGTGTAGATCTATATCACTATATTCAGTATAGTTATAATTTGCTAAAGAACCTGTAAAAGTTATATCTTCTACATCAACGGATATCTCAATAAACTCTAAAAATGC